CCTAGGCAGACTGGTAAGTCAACCACTGTGGTCGCCTATCTTCTTTATTATGCTATCTTCTACGATAGTGTTAACATTGGTATTCTTGCTAACAAAGCATCCACTGCAAGGGAACTTTTAGGAAGACTACAATTAGCATATGAGAATCTACCAAAATGGATGCAACATGGTATTCTAGTCTGGAACAAAGGTAATGTTGAACTTGAAAATGGATCTAAAATTCTTGCTGCTTCTACATCTGCTAGTGCAGTTAGAGGTATGTCCTTCAACATACTATTCCTTGATGAGTTCGCATTCGTCCCAAACCACGTTGCGGAACAATTCTTTGCATCTGTATATCCTACTATTACTTCTGGTAAATCAACTAAAGTCATAATCATATCTACTCCTAATGGTATGAACCACTTCTATAAGATGTGGGAAGATGCTAGAAATGATAAAAATGATTATATAACTAATGAAGTGCATTGGTCACAAGTGCCAGGCAGAGATTCTAAGTGGAAAGAAGAAACAATAAAGAACACATCCAAAAGACAGTTTGCACAGGAGTTTGAATGTGACTTTCTTGGATCTGCTGACACACTTATTAGTCCATCTAAACTACAATGTATCCCGTTCAATGACCCAATAGCAAGCAATGCAGGACTTGACGTTTTTAAGAGAGCAGAAGAAGATCACGAATATATTATTACTGTTGATGTTGCCAGAGGAATCGGTGGCGACTATAGTGCTTTCATCGTGTTTGATATCACCACTCTCCCGTACCAGATCGTTGCGAAGTACAGAAATAATGAGATTAAGCCTGTACTGTTTCCCTCGGTAATATTTCAAGTATGTAAGGAGTATCACAATCCTTATGTTTTAGTAGAAGTAAATGACATAGGAGATGCCATAGCAGCAACACTTAACTATGATCTAGAATACCCTAACGTACTCATGTGTGCCATGCGTGGTAGAGCAGGGCAGATAGTCGGACAAGGATTCTCAGGAACTAAAACACAGTTAGGTGTAAAGATGAGTATCACTGTCAAGAAGATAGGATGTTCTAATCTAAAAGCAATCATAGAGGAAGACAAACTACAGTTCTGGGATTTTGACATCCTGCAAGAACTTACCACGTTCATACAAAAGAAACAAGCGTGGGAAGCAGACGAGGGTTATCATGACGATCTTGTTATGTGTATGGTATTATTTGCATGGTTAGTCATGCAAGACTACTTCAAAGAAATGACTGATACAGATATTCGTAGGAGGATATATGAAGAGCAAAAAAATCAAATTGAACAGGACATGGCTCCTTTTGGTTTTGTGGACGATGGTTTGGGGGATGACACTTTTGTAGATGCTGATGGATCTTTTTGGTACGGAGATAAACAAACAGAAGTAGGGTATATGTTGCCTGACTTGTAATGGATCTTGATAGTCAGTTTGAGTTAGAACATTTATTATTCAAAGATAGAAGGTGTAGAACTTGTAATCAAGTTAAGAATCTACTAGAAGATTTTTACATGTCAAGAAAACAAAAGAAAGGATTGCCATCTGCATATTCATATGAGTGTAAAGACTGTACGATCAAAAGAATAGTAGCAAAAAGAAAAATCAAAAGAAAAAATAGACCCAGACCTTTACCTCCATACTTAGCAGATTATCCAGACTGGTAGAGTGTTCGTGTGTTGTTTCCCCTCTTAAGACATTCAAAACTCTAAATAACTTTAGATAAAATTGATATCTTAAGAGGTAAAAATAAATGGCAAGTCAAGTCTCGCCTGGTGTTATTATTAAAGAACGTGATTTGTCCAATGCTGTAGTTGTTGGTACTAGTGCCCTTCGTGGTGCTATTGCTTCTACTTTTAGTAAAGGACCCGTAGGCTCTATTGTAAATATAAGTTCTGAAAGAGAACTAATTGACACATTTGGTACACCAGTAGAGGCAAACGCTGCTGACTGGATCGTAGCATCAGAATTTCTCCGCTATGGTGGGCAACTAGCAGTTGTTCGTGCAACCACTGGAGTAGAAAACGCAACAAAATCTGGAACAGGTGTTTTGATCGCAGATCAAGCAGCATTTGATTCTGGAGTAACTAGTGAAAAGTTTGCTGCAAGAGATGCTGGAACAGATGGTAACAACTTAAGAGTTGTTATTGTAGACAAAGTTGCAGATTACAAGATGACTAAAGTAGGTCATGGTCTTGCAGTTGGTGCAACACTTAGTGACGGTGGAACAACAGATCACGAAGTTACAGTTGTTATTGACAATGATACAGTTGGTATTAAAGAAGGTGGCGGTACAGCAGTAACTGGTAACGGATTTACTAAGTCTGCATTCACAGCATCTGACTGGAACGCACTTCCAATTGGAGACACAGGTTTAACTTACAAAGCAATTGGTAGTAGACCTGGCACAAGTGCATACGCATCCGAAAGATTCTTATCTGCTGACGAAGTTCATGTTGCAGTCGTAGACACATCAACAAACACAATCGTAGAAAGAAACTTATTCCTCTCAAAGTTATCAGACGGAAAGACTCCAGAGGGAGCATCAGCATATTGGAAAGACTATGTAAATGAATTTTCTAGTTTCATATATGCAGGAGCATCATTAACATCTGCTGAGTTTACAACTGCTGGTGAAGACTCAGGTGCAACAGCAGCATCATACGGTGCAACTTCAGCATCACAAAAAGTACTAGCATACATCAAGTCAACTGCTGGTGGAGCATTATCAGGTGGTACTGATGATTACGTTTACACTGCAGGAGAAATCGGTTCCGCATACAATTTATTCTTAGATACAGAAGAAACAACTGTTGATTTTGTTCTTATGGGTGGATCAATGGGAACTGAGAGTGACACAGTTGCTAAGGCTGGTTCTGTTGCTGGTGTTGCTAACACAAGAAAAGATTGCATCGCATTCATTTCACCTTACAATGGTAACCAGATTGCTACATCAGGTGGAACTCCATTGACAGCAGCATTACAATTAAGCAATACGATTGATTTCTTTGGTAACATTGCTTCTAGTTCTTACGTTGTTAAGGACAGTGGAATCAAATATACATACGACAGATTCAATGATAAGTATCGTTACATCGGTACAAACGGTGACGTTGCTGGTTTATGTGTATCAACTTCCGCAATCTTGGATGACTGGTATTCACCAGCAGGAACAAATCGTGGTGGACTACAGAATGTAGTTAGACTTGCATTTAACCCTAATAAGGCAGCAAGAGATGATCTATATTCAAACTCAATAAACCCTGTTGTATCAATGCCTGGCACAGGTCCTATTCTATTTGGTGACAAGACTGCTCTTGCTTCTCCATCTGCATTTGACCGTATCAATGTCAGACGTCTTTTCCTTAACATAGAGAAGAGAGTAAAGGGTCTTGCTGAAGGTGTACTATTTGAGCAAAATGATTCTGTAACCAGAAACGCATTTTCTGCTTCAATAGGTTCATACCTTACAGAGGTTCAAGCACGCAGGGGTGTGACAGACTTTTTAGTCGTTTGTGATGATAGTAACAACTCCCCAGAGGTTATTGATCGTAACGAATTTGTTGCAGAGCTATACCTCAAACCAACTCGCTCAATCAACTATGTAACAGTCACAGTTACTGCTACAAGAACTGGCGTATCTTTCGCCGAAGTAGTTGGTAGATAATCACATCACATTACATAAACATAACGAGGTAAAAAAACAATGGCAAGTTCAAATGTCAGTTCATTTATACAAAGGGTTGGGCAAGGCGTCAAACCCAATATGTTCATGGTGGATGTAAATTTTCCTAGTGTCTTAAGCAAGAGTGCTGATGATCTAGAAACTACAAACATCATGTGTAAATCTGCTGCACTACCAGGTTCTAACTTGGGTGTAATAGAAGTTCCTTTCCGTGGAAGAACAGTCAAAATCGCTGGTGACCGCACCTTTGATACTTGGACTGTAACATTCTTCAACGATAAGGATTTCAAACTTCGTGCATTCTTTGAAGAGTGGGCGAATAAGATCAACACTCATGAAGCAAACACTTCTGAGTTGTTTACACCTAACAGTAGCACTGGTTACACTGCAGATCTAAAAGTTAAGCAACTTGAAAAAGATGATTCTACAACAGGATCTATTCTTAGACAATACACTCTATTCTATTGCTTCCCAACCAATGTTTCTCAAATTGATCTTGCTTATGACAGCAACGACCAGATAGAGGAATTTACAGTTGAGTGGCAGTATTCATACTTCAAGGCAGAAGGTGGAGAAAGAGCTGGCGTTTCTAACATTCCTGTGGTATAATAAATAGAAAGAAGAAGGGTACTATAAGTAGGTAGTCATGAGTCAATTATTTGGCTTCCAGATTAATCGCAAGGAGGGTCGGAAGGGTCAATCCCCCGTCCCTCCTAATGCTGATGAGGCAATTGCCATAGCAGCGGGCGGTTATTATGGGACATATGTAGATACGGATAATCAAGCTCGTAATGAGTTTGAGATGATTCGTCGTTATCGTGATATGGCATTGCATCCAGAAGTGGACAGTGCTGTAGATGAAGTTGTGAATGAGTTTATTGTAAGTGATGCTCATGATACTCCAGTAGAAATAAATCTAGATAATCTAGATGCTGGAATGGGAGTCAAGAGAAAAGTCAGAGATGAGTTTGAATACATCAAACGTCTTTTAAATTTTGATAACAGAGCACATGAGATTATTAGATCTTGGTATATTGATGGTAGACTTTTCTATCATAAAGTTATAGATCTAGATAATCCAAAGAAAGGTATTACAGAACTTAGATATATTGATCCACTGAAGATCAAAAAAGTTCGTCAAAAAATTAACGATAAACCAAAAGATTCTTTTGGACAACAACAAATAAAAGGTACTGCATTAGAATATGAGTACGGAACATTTGTAGATTATTATCTCTATAACCCTAAAGGTTTTTACAAAGGTGGAGTCTTAGGACCTATCGGTGACATGTCTTTATCCAAAGGTGTCAAGATGGCAATAGATTCTATTACATTCTGCCCATCAGGATTACAAGATTTAAACAAGAGAATGACTCTTGGTTTTCTTCATAAGTCAATCAAAGCTCTCAATCAACTTAGAATGATTGAAGACTCTCTAGTTATATACAGACTTTCTCGTGCACCAGAGCGTAGAATATTTTATATTGATGTAGGTAACTTACCAAAAGTAAAAGCAGAACAATATCTCCGTGACGTCATGGCACGTTACAGAAACAAGTTGGTTTACGATTCCAGCACTGGTGAAATGAGAGATGATAAAAAGCATATGAGTATGCTTGAGGATTTCTGGTTACCTCGTAGAGAAGGTGGTAGAGGAACTGAAATCACTACATTACCTGGTGGTCAAAACCTAGGTGAACTCAAGGATGTTGAGTATTTCAAAAAGAAATTATTTAACAGTTTGAACCTACCTCCATCTCGTCTTACAGATGACAACAAAGGATTTAATATAGGTAAAACAACAGAGGTTCTCCGTGACGAACTTAAGTTTACTAAGTTCATTGGTCGTCTCCGCAAGAGATTTAGCGAGATGTTCCAAGACATGCTTAAGACTCAGTTAATTCTCAAAGGAATTATTGCTCCAGAAGACTGGGATGATATGAAGGAGCATATACAATATGACTTCTTGTTTGATAATCACTTCAATGAATTAAAAAATATTGAGATGATGAATCAGAGAATGATGACAGTAACACAGATGGATCCATTTGTAGGAAAGTATTATTCCATTGAGCATGTACGTCGTCACATCTTAGGTCAGAAGGACAAAGACTATAGAGAGATGGATCAACAAATGAGTCAAGAAATTGATAGAGGTCTTGTTATGGATCCTCAAGATGTCAATACATTTGACACTATGGATCGTCAAAACACTGCGTTCTCACCAGAAATTCAAGCACAAGCAGCAGATGATGCTGTGGAGAGGGAGATAGATAGAGAGAAACGCAAACCTAAAGAACCTTCTTCCGCATCTAAACCAACCAATAATAATAAATAGAATAGTTATATTGTATCATGACAGACAAAACTGAAAATAACAACGAACTTGGACCTGTAGATATTATCAACAAAATTGATAATAACGAAAGAGCAAGTGCGATTGACGCAATCCACGACATGTTATTTGGCAAGGCTTCTCAAGCAATGGCAGATTATAAACAAGTGGTTGCTAATACATTCTTTGATGAACCAACCGAGACAGAGATACCAAACAATGAAACTGATAACGGAAACGATTGAAAACGTA